AAGCTTTTAAGAAAATTTTTAATTCTCGTTTGAGAATTTTTGAAAGAATTAAAGTTCCAAAGGGACCAACTTCTCCTATAACTAAAAGAAGTCAACTCTTTAAATATCTTTGCCAGCGTTTTCCAGATATAATCAACTTTGTTAGAGATTCAGATAAGTTCTTTCGGGAACGGTTTGTATTTCCAGAATTGGATGAAGTTACTCGGTGCAAATCCGGGGTTCGATCTAACGCCCATTGTAATAAAACTATGGTTGAGTGATTTAAGAAGTTCTGACCTGTTCTCGGACATGATGTTGAAAAACACTTAAACACAAATTGCTTGCCTTCAACTTGATCAGATAAACTTGAGAAAACTAAAAATCTTTATAAGATGAAAGCTCATATTATCTGAGACAAGACCAAGTTTTGTTATGCTGCATCAAGACTAGTTGCTGCTTGTTTTTCTAAAGGAGAAATCCCGATTCTAAAACCTTGTTATGATTTTGATACTATCTGAGGTAAACTTAATAAACAAACCGGTACAGGATGAGGGTTCAAAGGAAAGAAGGCTGATCATGAACAGTATGTTAAACAGTTATTACTAGATTTACAAGATAGTTCATTTGATATCTCAACTTTGACTAAACCTTGTTTAATCTTTGCTGTTAACCAAGCAGGGAAGAAGGGTGATATTAAAAAGCGGGTAATTATCAATCCAACTCTTACTTTCACTATAATAGAGATGGTTTATGGTTTGGAATTTATCGATTTATTTATAAAGGAATCTAATTCAGATGTAAGATTCGGTGATGATATGAAGGAAACTTGAAATTTAATTCATAAGATTCGTGACTTATGGAAGATTCCAGTTGATTTCAGTGATTACGATCAAACTATACCATCAGAGGCATTGGCTACTTGTTTTACCTTATTAAGAGGAATGCTTTCGTTAAATCCCTATGAGGAAGAATTGTATTGAACTATGGTTAGTAACATACTACATGTTCCTATTTACCATGATGATATAGGTATAATAATGAGGAGAAGAGGGATTATTTCTGGTTCATTCTTTACAAATATAATGGATTCTTTATCTAATGTATTTGTTCTTCATTATTGTGATGCTAGTAAGCGGTCACTCTTTAGGGCAATTGTTTACGGAGATGATAATCTTTTATGTGGTCGTACTCGGTACCCTTCTCGGAAGGACATTGAAAAGAATCTCTCTAAGCTTAGGATGTCGATAACAACTAAGAAAGAATTATGGTCAAATAAGTTTCGTACTGAGTTTGCCGGTTCAATTTGAACAACAAAAGGTCCAGAAAGATCTATCCCTAGAATGGTTATGGGTGCATGTTTACAAAGATCTAAATGACCTTGATTTAAAAGCAAAAGAGATATGATCAAATCTCGAATCTTCACAGTTTTTCAAAGCGATAGACGTTGTTTGTCACTAATGGATGACCTTCATCTTCATGTTGAAGTTGGTGATCATATTTATCAATTTGGAATTACTGAGCAACAGGCCAAAGGAATGAAGGCTTTGACCCCGCAAGTTGCTGGTACC